TGGTTCCAAATTCATAATTGGGATTCCTTCTGTCTTCTCCGAGTTTTTCTACAGTTGCTTGTGCTGCTGCTCTGTTGAAAATGCCTCTTTCCCCGGATTTACTTTTATAAAGAGAATGCCACTCGCTCATGAATATTCCTGTATCGGGTTTTTCTTTATAACAAGCAGAATTGTTACTAAGTGCTCGTTGTGGTTCTACCGCCCACCATTGTCCGTGTTTAGCAGTTCTCATTCGATCATCAGTTAAAGATGAAAGAGAAATCAATGCACTTCGACGGACACCACCCACAACAACAATCTCCGCAATCTTACAGCAAAGATCATGGCACTCAATTGAGGTCAATTTTCTTCCGGCAGCCGTTTTAAAAACACCGACTGTGAATTTAAACAAGTCAATCATGGACTCTGGTCCGGAAGATCGACCACCAAATGTCTTTAATCTTGAACCAGAAGGACGAACTCTACTTAAATCCCATTTAGGAACACGACCGGTTATAAGAAGAGAAATCAACTCTCTATATGCTTTACACCAACCAATTCTAGAATCTTGTACTACAACTGTTGTATCTGAATCATCAAATTCTTCTGCGATTGTAGGAAGCCTATTAACACAGTCCCGTTCTACACTAAATCCAACACCAGTCCCACACATTAACAAATAAAGAAGTTCATCAAAGGCCCTAACCCGGTTAACCGCCAGATAGGCGCAGTTGTATCCTGCCACATTATCTTTTTCTAATGCATCACCGGCAGTCATTAATGCTCGCATAGAAGGCATAATTTCTAAATTTAAAACTGCTGTCTTTAACTCTTCAACAGTTTTTTTGTCTGCTTTATAATTGCATTTTTCTCGGAGATGGTTAACAAAAAAATCGAAATACCTGTTGATCGTTTCCTCCCAAGATTCTCTACGATCTAGTTCAGGAATCCATCTGCTATATCGAGACAAATGGATAAACTGCTGATAAGGAGTAGGGAGGTATTCACACATATTTCATAATTCCTTTTTGCCGACTAGCAGACAAATGTATTTAGTTATTTTTCTTTCGCTGTCAAATATTTCCAAGAAATCGGGTATAGGCTGCCAATCATTTGACCAACAGCATCAGCATACTCCCGTATTTCCCATTGTGCATAGTCAGCCGACCGAAGGGAATAAAATCTAGCATATGCAGCAAGAGATCCAGTCCAATACCATTCGGTGTACATACCCTGAGGTAAAACAAATCTTGCCTGCTCTGGTGCAATACCTTCTTTGATCAGTTGATCATAAGCATCTTGGCATTTTTTAATCGCAGAATTAAATGATCTTGAAGATTTTGAACTAATATCAATAAAACCATCACTTCCCTGCTTTGTGTCCTCTTTTGGTTTATTTCGCCATTGAGGAATGTAAAATTCGGGCTCGGTTGAAACATACCTACGACTAATTTCATTTTCCACAAAACCTTGCTTATGCTTAAAGAATTGAGTACGAATACTGATGGGTGCTTTAATTCTAAGAGTAATTTGCGGATGACCAAAAGGTGTCCAATGGTTATGTGATGCAAGATATTTGATTAGTTTTTCATCTTTTTTAGATATTTTCAGGAATTCACATCTAAAGTGTTCTTTGTTCCCGTTTGCCTGAACGCGTTCAAAACCCTCTATATCTAATTCATATTCAGATCGAGTATTGAAACTAACACGTGCTGCATTTACAACCGTGATATCGTTTCCCATGTAGTCAATAAGGTCTACATGTCCTTTGTCTAATACTTTTATCCTTCTCACTTCTCTCATACTTTCCGCCATTCCATTAGTTTGATTTTTGCTTTAAGACCAGAATATGAGTTTTCATCTATCAACTTCTGAATTTCACGGGTTGAAATTTTGTATGCCATGTCATTTATGTCTTTTTCTTCTATTTTAGACGGCCAAATACAAACTGTTTTACCCATTTCAATAAGTTTTTTATTATATTGTACAATCTGTTTATTTCTTGGTTCATTATCAAGGACATAAACAAGATCTGTTTCTTCAAGTCTAATGGGTATTTGACCGATTGATCCTGCACCCACCATTGCAACAGCATTTTTTAAAAATAAACTATCAATCGGTCCTTCAACAGCATAAATTCTTTTCTTTGGATTGCATCTCCACAAACCATACCACAATCTATCGATGCTTTTATCTGATTTTACAGTTAAATATTTAATGGTTTTCCGTGCGTTGGCCTCGCTAGTCATATTAATTGCCCGTCCTTGAACAGCAACAACATCCCCATGACTATTAAAAAACGGAATAACCAGTCTGGGTTCTGCTCCAACAGCAGGCGATTCAGGATCCATACTTTTCATTAATGCACCAAAATCGTCAGTATAATAAAGGATTCCCCAGTGCTGTTTTGGAATGATTCTAATATTGGCGAATTCAACGGCTGGATGGTCTTTTTCAAGATCGACTAAACACATAAGATCATTCAATATGTTGTGCTTATCTCTAGGTGGATTTTTCTTTTTTATGAGTACTTCTTCTTTTTTTGGTGATTGTATAGAAGCAATATTGTTTCTTATGCTTTCTAGCGAGTATTCTTTTGCAAGTTGCGGATTAACTGCAGTTAAAAATTTATATAGGTTCGACCAATGACCACAATTGTGGCACTTATAAAAGAATCTGGAATGTTTTTCGTAAAAATAGCCTCTTGCTTTCTTTTTGTCCTTTTTGCTATCTCCACAAATAGGACAAGAACAATTTGCTAGGGAATCCCTTTGCCATTTGAAATTTCGTAGCATACCAGATGCTAGATTTATGAACTTTTTATCTAAAATTATACTCATAACAAAAACTAAATTCAGTCGACTACATTACCGTTTTCATCTTCATACGATAGTGCCCATTCTCTCCACTCTATAAGTTCATCTTCTTCTTTGTTTTTCTTGGAATTTTCATCGCATTCTTCTTCGTTTAAGTCTACAAACCGCTCGTTTAGATCATCAGGATTCATATTATATCTCTCCTTAAATTTTCCAATTAGTGAATTTCTGGGAATTATACTTTCCCTCTATACTAGCATGTTCCTCTTCTTGTCCAGAACAAATTAAATTTTCTTGCTCACTAGATCCCACATCATAAAGTTTCATTTTTCCTCTGTTGATCCCAACAATAAATTTTCGATTTTTTGCAGGATCGCTATATCTATTTTTTAGTTGTTTTACAAGAATTTGGTTTAAATTATCTAGTTCATCAGTTGCTATCATAGCAATCATAAAATCAGCCGTGGCTGGAAGACCAAATGATTCAGATGTGTCTTCAAGACCAACATCGGTACTAACAAACCCAGTTCTATTTGTTTGGGTAGCGGTGAAAATTGGAACTCCCTGTTCAACTGCCAGTCCTCTAAGTTCTTCTGCAATTGCCTTGATATACATGTAAGAATTCACGTTCGCACCATTTTTATTATACCTAGTAGCAGAACAAATATTTAAATAGTCAATGAATATGATGTCCGGTTTAAAACCTTTTTTTAAGTGCAATTCTTCTAGCAAGGCACGAAAATGGTTCGCATTTGCGGTGGCAGTCGGGTATTCCTTAATTATTAACTTTCCACTGATTCCAGATGTGGCCTTTTTCAACTTCTTTTGATATAATGCTTTTGGTAAATCATGCAGGTCCCCCATAGTAATATCCATAATGTTTGCATCGATTCTTTCTGCAATCTTTTCTTCTGCCATCTCACATGTTATGTACAAAACATTTTTACTTTGTGATAAACAGCAGGCAGTGTGGTGGCACATGAAAAGCGACTTACCAACACCAGTCCCCGCCATAATGACATTAAGTGTTTTAGGACCAACACCACCATTTGTGATTTGATTTAAAAAGGTTATATCAAAGGGTGTTTTTTCTTCTGTTCTATGATAGAATTCATATCTTTCATCGCCGTCTTCAATATAGTCATGCCCAATATGCGAATCAAACGAAACACTTAGGGCATCTTGTAGCAATTTTGGAAGGTGATTTTTACTTTCATCTGTTTTACCGTCGATGATTTGAATTGATTCCAGAACGGCGTTATAAATCGCCCTATCTTTACAGAATTTTTCGGTAACACCCATCAACCAAGTAAAATCTGGGGGTTCCCTCTTATCGAAGCACTCCCTAGTAATTGATTTTGCTTCTTTATAGTCTGATTCGGTCAAAGAAGATTCTTCTTCTAAACCAATAATAACTGCATCTTTTGTGGGCGGTTTATGATATTTTTCAATAAAGTTTTTGACTATTTCAAAAACTTTTCTTTCTACTCTATCTGAAAAATAATCTTCTTTAATAAATGGTATAACCTTCCTTGAAAAATCATTGTTCGTTACCAGATTCGAAATTATCGTTTTCTCTAGGCTGTCCTGCATCGTTTGATTTGCTCGCATTATATTGGAGGATTTTCGTTAATAAATCCCCTATTGTATTATGGAATTCTTTGTCTTCTAACACATCTATTTTACGTTGATTTTCTATTATATCATAGCTGAAAGAAATTTGCAACCCTTCTTCATTTTCTTTTTCTTCAAAACCAACTATGCCATATGTGTAAATTATTCCTTTATATTTTCCTGATTTTATCCATATAGCATGTTGCCCTTTATCCTTAGGATTTTCAACATAATCAATCTCTGGCATGGGGCCATTAAATTTTTTCTTAGTATTCATTTTGATGGGCGTTTACCAATCCTGATCTTGTTCAATAATTCTTTTCTTTTCTTGCAAGGCTCACACTCTTTAATTTTACCAAAGGTCACCGTATTGATTGCCTTTGAAACTAAATCCCCCAAACCTTTTTGGGGTTTTTTTCCCTCTTCATTGTTCACTGTCTATTTCTCCTACTGGTGTTTCTTCCGGAGAAGAAGAACTTCCGTATTTAAATTCTTTGCCTGCCGCCTCATTAATCTTACTTAGTATATCTTCTGTATAATATTGATCTGGACTGTCATTGATATTTTTTTCGTAAATTTTCCTGCCATCAGGGAGTTCAATTCTGGTACTCACCTTCTTGAAAATACCATATTTTATAGCAAGACCAACCAGTCCATAATACGGATTCAAACCAGATTCGTAACTTAACTGCACTTCCACCTGGCTATTCTCTTTGGTAAGGCGGCTCTTAAATAGTTTACATTTAATAATATTGCCAATAATATCTGTACCGTCTTTAATCTTCTTTTTGGACAGATAAACAATGGTAGACGCAGCATACTTAAGACCGGAACCCCCGCCCATTTCTTTCATTGGGACGTATGATCCGATCACATCATATGTGTGATTAGTAAGAATCAGCGGGATATGTGCTCTGCCCAGTTTCAAAGTTAAGACTCGAAAAGTAGCCTTTACCAATTGAGCACGGGTCATATCTTTGGTGTCTTTACCGTCTGCTGTGTCTATCATTTCTTTGTTAGTGGATAACATTCCAAGAGAATCCAAAACAATAATCATTGGTTTTCGTTCTTTTTTAGGAAGTTCCAATACCTTGTCTATAATTTTGATACATTGGTATCTAAAAT